CTCGTAAGACCGAACGAATCGGTCGACCGCTTGAAGACTCATGTATTTCCCCCCTCTTAATAAAGATACAGTTGCGCCGGGCTCTCCTTGATAGATACCCATCAACGAGGTCAGCAATCACGGCAATCACGCTGATCAAAACAGACAGCGCAATGGCAAACCCTAACAGGACAATGAACGTTGGCACTAGTCCCTCTCTTCCAGGCCGGATGCAATGCGCCCAGCCTTCTCAGATACCTGGTCCCAGCTCTGATGCTGGTCCCACCATCCATTATTCTTTGCGAAGTTAGCCCCATCTCTTGCTGCTCGAATGGCCTCGTTAAGCATCAGCTCAATCTGTCTCATCCTGTGTGCAAAGATGTCTAGCTCGCTGTCATACACGTCAACCGTGTGCTCTAGTTCACTAGATGCAATGGCAAGCAGCTCAGCTGCGTCGCAAGCTCTAGCCAACCGGCTTCGCAATCTATTGTAGTTGTCTTTGAATGTGTTTAGCTTGGCAGTTTCAGTCATAGAATCTCCTTGGTTGTAGGCGATTGGGCGGGGTTTTTATAGCAGCCCCGCAACTGCTTACACTGGCGCACCATCCTCCATCGCCATCGCACTCTTGTCGTGCTCTCTCAGCTCATCCTCTAATGAGCGAGCTGATTCGGTGAGGAGTTCGAAGATACTCTTTCTGAATTGAACTCGTGTCATTCGAGATGCATTGGTTGTCATACCCAGGTGCATACGGATGTCTTCAGGTGTGATATATACACGCACCTTCTTGCCATCCTCCCAGAAGTGCAGCCACTCACCATGCACGCGCTGTAGAATCATGACTCGATTGGTAAACTCATGCAGGTTTACCTTGGTGATTGAGCCCATGCCTATAGCGACGGTGAGAAAGATGAGGCTATGGGTGACGCCCTTCAGCTCACTCTTGTCCTCCTCTCCCTCAACGGGTCGGTAGCACTTCTCTTTGTAGTTGGGTATTTCTGTCAGATTAAACGATAAAGCCACGGTTACACTCCTTGGTTGATGATATTCAAGCTCATCTGTTTGCGCTTCTGGCCTGTGGCCGGAAACCCTATGAATATATTTCTCCCCTTCTGAGCACAGAGGGGGGAACCCTTGCCGCAGTCGCAGCACTTTGTGTCTGACCATACAGCCGGACACACTATCCCTCGACGACCACCGGGAGAGACTAATTTCTTCCCGATGGTGTCATGGGGTACAACAACCACGGCATCTAAGCCACGGTCCATTGCTCTATCCAGCTCAGCCATCGAGTCACATGATACGTTGACCGTAAAGTTCTTGGTCTCGCTCATCATCTGATCAAAGGCTCGCCGGTTAGCGCGTCTCAATTTGACATCGCCTCGCTTGTGCACACCTGACATTGGCTTATGGGTGTAAGCAATTGCTTGCTTACCTGACTCATCAATGGTCTTGGCTAGCTTCCGCAGTCTCTTGCCATCAATGCGGTCACCCTTACCAGGCAGGTCGCCACTCACAAAGCATCTGAATATCCGTGAGAAGATTGCGGTAGGCAGCAAGCCAATCAGCTCCGTAAAGCTGTAGCTCTTGTACTTACCTTGGTCGTGCCTGTCTCTGTGGATTCTCATGTTGCCTTGCTTAGCATGGCACTCACTGCTCTCCAGGTAGGGACAGGTATCAGGACACGTCTTGCTCTCGGACATAAAGTTAGAGATAGGACCTGTCTTCTTATTGTGAGACAAGGTCGTAACGTGGTAGCGTTCCTCTGTTGTTGTCATGGTTAACCCCTTGGTTGTGGGGCTGGAGTGCCCCCGAGAACCGGCCTGTTGCCAAGCCGGAACCGGCGTCACTTCATACTGAATGGTTGCTTTGCAGCTCCCTCCACTGAGTCAAACGCTTCAGCTATTACCTGGTTCAACACATGGTGAATCAGGATGGTAGCCTCAGCTCTGGTTGGGCGAGTCGCAAAGGTAAGTCTCATTACCTCCGCCATCATCACCTCCACTGTTTCCATTGGTGTCAGACCGTTCCCCACTGATATGTGGTACAGATCTTCCACCACCTGATGAATATTCTCCTCGCTCATCATCTTCCCCCGTTTCAAAGCGCATCCCACCAAGCACCCGCTTAAGCGAGCGCTCAATTTGTCTCATCGCCTCATCGCCCAGCATGTACCGGTCGGGAGAGATCTCCCTATTGGCAGCAATTGCTACCTCCGGAACACGACTGATGAGAATGTCAGCTGCCTTGTCGAATCCCAGCTCACCGCAAGCGGTCTCCAGGATGCGCTCATAGTAGCCAGTCCCCTCCTCAGCCTTGACTTTAGTGTACGTCATGATGGTGGGTAGGTCAGTGCCTTGCCACCAACGCTCAACGCAGTCCGCTTCAGCCTGTGGTAGGCTGGGCAGGATTCGCCTGCACACCTCAGCAGCTAACCCGCTACGCATATGGATTAGATACTCAGCCAGCTCATCCAGCCGAGTGCAGGTTGAGCCAGCTAGCTGGTCAACACAGCTCAGCATTATTGACCTAAGGTCATCATCGGAGTCGCTCAGCTTGCTTAGTTCAACACGCTCAGCAGCCCCGAGATTAGGCAGGATGTTACTAGCTATGTAGCTAGCAAACTCACTGTCTCCAACCTCTTGCCAACACAGGTACAGCACCTCATTGCACTCATCATTATCAGCGTTGCTGATGTACTGCCTGACCTCGTCAAGGCCCCAGTCCTCATGAGTCTTGAGTTCACTCATCACCCTGCGCACGTTGCAGCTGTCCCTGATCATGTCAGCTACTTCCCAGTCTGACATTGAATCAAGGGCCTCCTTAACGTACTCAGACTTCATATCATCGCACACCTGGGTCTCTAGGATTGTGTCAACATGTCCGTGATCCCGTAGGTGCTCGAAGACATCGTCATAGGTCAGGTTCTCAAGCGCTGACTTGAGTTGCTCCTCGTGATTAGGATCCCTAATCTCTTGACGCAGCTCTTCAGCGAGCGAGCCAATGGTGTGGCCTTTGGTTTCAATCTTCTCTAGGAGTTCATCAATTCTTTCATTGCTCATGGTCAATCCCTTGGTTGTTCAACCGTGTAACTCACACAGTCGCATGGAACCGGGCTCGATTGCTCAAGCCCGGCTGCCACTGTTGTAGTTAGGCTGCCAGTGATACTAGTTCATGCGCTGCCTTGGCCGCTACTTCTCGGCCAGTACCCATTGCTAGGTTGATCATGCGGTTACCCGCACGCTCTTGCTTGTTCGCTGCACCCTTGACTCCGAGGCTGGCCTCGTGTGTCAGCCAGTCAGTGAAGGCGTTGAACCCACCCCAGCCTGTGCCCTTGACATGCTTCATGTCAGAACCACGACCACGACCACTCCAGTTACTCAGGACGATGTCCTGCTTATTCTTGGCAATCGTGAGGCTGCGTGATGACTCATCATCCTTCACCTCAGGCAGTGGAATCACCTTGTTCACCACCTCCTTGAACTGAAGGTCGTTGATAGGTGTTGCAGCGAGGGTTCTATAGAGCTCAAGCTGCTGGTCAGCTTGCAGCATGATTAACCCCATCTGCCTAGTGGCCTGTGCAATGCGCACATCCATGTTGGCAGTGTGGCGAATCTTGTGGCCTGTCTTGGCGTTCTTCTCGTTTCGGAGAATCATGCCTACGGTATTCGCACATACAGGGCGAATATCCGTGTAACAGACCTGAAAGCTGACCGAGCCGGTATGGTCGGTGATGCAGAAGAAGTACCGGTGAATCACATCACCGGGTGCTACCTCTACTTCATCCATACGAAGAGATACGTAGAACTTGGTCCCACGTCTCACCGTGCCAGCCGTCTCAACGAATAGCTTGTTGCCTGTTACCGGGTGACGTAGCTGGTCTAGAGTATCCAACACCTTAGTGTTGGGTAGCTCCTTGTAGCTTGGCTTCACTGCACTCAGTGCAGCTAGCTCCTTGTCACTCCTGTACATAGCGTCAAGCTGACCTCCCATGACGTCTTCAAACGCCGCGCCACCTTCAGTCACCGTTGTCTTCAGACCGGCCTCGATTTGGGCTACTGCCCGCTCAATCTCGGTCATCTGTACAGGGCGGTTAAGGTCTTGCAGTGTCTGAACTGCGTCGCCGATAAGACTCTTCAACCCGCGTGGGTCGATGAGTGGTTCACGTTCAAGCTTGAAGTCAACCGCGTTGCCGCGCTCGTCAATCATGCCCTTTAGTTCACCTGGGGTGGTTTCCTTCGGAATACCTTGCCCCATCTTATGCCACGGTAGCGTCCCGCCCGCATTCCACATACGGTCGGTTGGTTCATACTCAGCATAGAACATAGCGTCACTGTCATAGATTTCATGTGCCATCTGGCACCTCCTTGGTTGTGTTACCCAATAGCCCGCCCAGCTTGCGCGTGGGGGAACTGAGCTAGCCTCATGGCAAGCGGTGGTGTTAGATTAGTATGTGAGACTGACTTGAATGGTGGATTGTCCCATAAGGCCGTGAAACACAGCCGGGACACCGTCGATTGACTCTTGCAGAATAACCTCAACGCATCGCTGTCGGCCATTCTTCAAGAGCGTGAAGTCTATGAGTTGCCGTAGCTGAAAAGCTGCGGCCTTAGCCTCTACAGGTATCGCATCAGACAAGGCTGATGACATTTCGAACAGCTCACACAAGGTGAATACCTGTTGAAGGCTGTAGGGACCTGTAAAGGTTAGGGGCATATACTCAGATAGGAATGTAAGCATTAAGCCTGCCCCGATATGACCATCGCTGGCCAAATCACGGCATAGGTCGGCTAACAGCTGAGCACATTCCATATCATCCCTGGTGATTAACTCACCTAGGTCTAAGCCGGTTATGATTTTCTTAGGCATGTAGTGTTCTCCTAACTCCGCTTGCCATGGGGCTAGCCCAGTCGAAACTGAACAGGCTACCAGGTGGCCCCAGGCATCCCTGAGGATACCTGAGGCCCAACAAAGGTCTATCGTCGTTGACGTGTCCAATCACTATGTTCTTCGGTTCTGTGAACCCATGCACCCCTGCCGTTGCTAGCTTTGGGCTCCCACACAAACTTGCGGTTCGTGCGGTCATAACCCCAGAGATAACCGTCGGCATTTAAGGTACATTGAGCATTCACATTCACTCGGATAAGCGCTTGTGCATCGTCTGGACGTATGGTCGCAACCACATGCCCACGTCGGACGATAGAGGAACATTCAGCCGGCTTAGGTCTCGTAACCTTCGGTTGCACAGAGTACACCGATTGGTTAATGATAGTAGGCCAACTAGAACGGTATCCTTGATTTCCCATGACAAAAACTCCCTTGGTAGTTTTCCGGTTAATTCCGGGGCAGGCCGCCGCATATGTTTGGTGCCTACTGACTAGCTGGGGTGCATCCCGCAACCCATTAACCGCTAGCGGTTTTTAGAGGCCATCGTAGCCTTTCCAGATGCATCACCCATGGCCCTGCCTACTTACTGGTAGGTCTTAACCGAGGGGTCAAATGCGTCTAGCGCTTTCAACCTGCAGGGCCATCAACAACGTCTCCCTACCCTCTAAGCATAACGAATAGTGCAGGGTATGTAACCCCTAAAAGGCACATAATGTGCGGTTTCTTGGGTTTATGTACTTTTGCAGAAACATTGGGTTTTTAGGTGGTATTCGTGGGGTAGACCTTGACAATACGTGCGTTGTGTGTGGGGTGGTAAGGCCTCTATGTAGTAAAATCCCCAAATGATACACATGTATCACTTTGAGACTCTACTATCTCACAATGAGACACTGTCTCACTTTGAGAATGTGACCCTCTGAGCTGGGGAACTGGTAGGACCAGGGGGGCCGGGGGTACCTGGAGGGACGGGGGCGGCTTGGGTCCCATGGGGGAAATAACACCCCTTTGAACACGATTTCATTTGAAACACTATGAGAGGAGAGGAGAGGAGAACTGTTGTTGTTTCTCTTTGTTGTCCACCAATGATGTAAAGGATTCACCCGTACCACAGGGCTAACAAGAGACTAGAGCCTTGAAAGCACGTCTGTCAAATCTAATTTATAAGTCCCTGTTATTGCTAGACCCGCAGCAGTCGAATATGCTTGACAGGAATCCTAGATCTACCCCTTTTCTGACCCATAACCCAGGGGTAACGTGAGGCTAACGTTATGAGTGATGGACTGGATAAGTGGCGTAAGTGGCCCTCTGCACCTGAGGAAGAGCGGCCTAAGGCTCTCTACGTGAATGAGGGTTTGCCTGAGGTGGTGACTGACTGGTTGCGCGAGGAGCGTGGGTGGAAGGTGGTGGATGTCCGGGTGATGCCCAACCGTTCCGATGGTGACCGGGCTGAGAGTGTGAAGGCTTTTCTGGAGGGGGTACGGTGTGGTTCCATCGAGGCCAGTAAGGATCTCCTGAGATATATAGAGCTTGAAGCGCGCATCTGTGGTTTGTTGTCGAACAAGCAGCGAGCAGATGATATGGTGCCAAAAGTGGAGGGAGACACTCTTGAGCAGATTCTCGACTTCGGAAAAGGAAAACGACAGAAAGCAAGTTGAGCTTGCTAAGAAGATTTATGACCCTGTGCTTGCCCTGCTCAAGGAGCTGCAAGAACAGAACGAGGAGCAGGACTGATGGCGGATTATGCAAAGCTACACATCAAGGGTTTGGTTTCAAAGAACTCTGACTACTCTGACCCAAGGGTTTCCTTGGCCCCGTCTGCCTACACCCTGACGCCAGACGAGTACCTGCACATGGAGCTGAACTGCGACACGGATGGGGAGATCATCAAGACTGATCGCTTCGATGGTGGCGTAACGCTCTGTGTCATTAAGAACAATGACTCAGCGATTGTTGTGACCGCCCAGTTTAACACAGCGGCAGACACTGATGTTGACGTGGCTATTCCCGCTGGTGGGATTTTCGTGACTCCTGACTTTGCCTACGCTGGTGACCTAACACTTACATCAGCAAGCGGTGAGCCTGAGTGTGAAATTCTGATTATCGGCACTTGAGATGGATGACCGCGAAGTACTGGCGCGAGCTGACCAGATACTGCGGATGGCTGACATCAAGCCGGAGCAGCTGACTGTTGATAACTTCTTTGGCTATGCCGAGAAGGTGTCCGACTGCATCCGAGATTGGCCTCAGAGGAAGAAAGACGAGACTCCCTGGCTCATGGACTGGGCACAGCGGTTTCGTGGCTTATACGACAATTTCGAGCGAATCGTGGCTGCTGACCCGATGATCCTCTACCGGCCAGCTAACCGAGCATCCCAGGAGTTCCACTCATCGAATGCTTTCATCCGCTACTTTCGAGCCGGGAACCGAACATCCAAGACTCAGTCCGGTTATGCGGAGCACTACTTCGTCACCACTGAGCAGCACAAGTGGCGATACTTCCCTACAGGGCCACACAGTACATTTATCGTAGGAGTTAACTTCTCAAAGTACTGCCCCAGTGTGTTCGAGAAGAAGTTCCTAACGGGGGAGCAAGGGAACCCATTGAGCCCCATGTTTCCTCAAGGGGGGAAATGGCTCCATCGATACGACGAGCGCAGGCACGAAATTCAGATTGCTTGCCCTAGGTGTGCGAATGCAGGTAAGGCTGCCACCTGTCCCCACACCAAAAGCACTATCAGACTTTTCTCTGACACAGAGGGCTGGGAAGTGTTGCAGGGCGGGGCGTATATCCTGGGGCACTTTGATGAGCACATCGGTGAGGACTTCTTTAACGAGAGTATCCAGCGCTTGCAGACTGCGGGGCGCTCTTCGTGCCTTGTCGTAACGGGCACACCCCTTCATGGTCATGATGCTTGGGAGCACCGACGTCTGACAAAGGTTTTTCTAGAAGGCCCGCCCGCGAACCGAATCAGCCCTGAAGACGCAAACAGTGCGCCGTTTGTTAGCTTGCATGAGATTGACCAGTTCGAAGCTGGTTTGGTCCCGCACGAGCGGATTCGAATGTCCATGAAGATTATGGATGAGTTCGAGGTGGAGTCCCGTGTCTATGGTCGACCTGCTCCCCTTGCTAAGAATCCTGTGTTCAACCGGCGGGTGTTGGCTGAGATGCGTAAGGACTCGAAGGACCCTCGGCGTGGAAACCTTCGGGTTGAGAGCGACACCTTGATCACAGAAGTGGTAGACGCCACCAGGTTCGGGTATCATGAATGTGGCGATGGACCGCTTCGGGTCTGGCAACCTCCCGAACCAGGCCAGCAGTACATCGTTTCCGTTGACACCGCTAAGGGATTAGCTGGTGGAGACGCCAGCTGTGCCTCTGTGCTTAAGGTTGCTGGTAGCCAGCTTTCCCCAAGGCTGTCGCTAGTTGCTCAGTGGCACGGCTGGATTAACCCCCTCATGTATGCCGAGGAAGTGTTTAAGCTCGCCGTTTGGTACAACAGCGCTCTTGCTGTCATAGAATTGACAGGTGGCTATGGCGAGGCAGTAATGCTTCGAATGCGGCAGGACTTCTGTTACTGGAACATGTTTCGCGACGAGACGAACCACGCGCAGGCAGAGCACAGCATGGATAGCCGGTATGGTGTTGAGACGAACATTAGAACCAAGCCATTCATGGTTGCGGCGCTTCAGCAGTTCGTAAATGACCGTGCGGTTGACATATGGTGCGAGGCAACGATTAGCGAGATGGTGGCGTTTGAGCAGGAGCGAACCCAGTCAGGTCTCACCACTCGTTTTCGAGGGGTGGGTGGCTCACATGATGACCGGGTAATGAGCCTTGTCATCGGAGCTTCCGTGGCGTTATCATCACAGACATTGGACTTCTCTCAGAGAATTGAGCAGCCCGACATCGAAGGGCAGTATGATCAGGAGTGGTTAAAGATCCACAAGGAGATTCGCAGCGATGCGGAAGTGGACCCCTTTGACTTCAACTAGGAGGCGAGATGGAACCGGGACTGATAATTCTGTCGGGCGGAATGATGGTGATGACAGCTCTCGCCATGGTCTCCCTATTCAAGACTCAAGGCATTCTGAGGGAGCTACACCGCGATCATGTGGGAATCATAAACAATGCAATGATTCACCTCAAGGCTCAGAATGCCCACGAAGCTGCCGAAGCAAAGGCACTCGAAAAAGAAACCGACGTCAGGATTGAGATGCTCAAAGACGCAATGCGTCAAGAGCAAGAGGCTGTTGAGAAGCTCGACGAGCCCCGGTTTGTTAAGACCGAGGGCGGTAACACGATTGATATGCGAGATTACGAACTGGTCTAGGAGAAGAAGATGGCGAGCAATTTTGACGAATGGCTATACTCTCATTACGGAACCACCCCACCACCCTCAATGCACCTGAGTCCGCAAGGCGCCCCCTCAATGTATCAGTTCGAGGGGCTTGGGCCTGAGTCCATTCCAACTCCGCAGCAATACGCCCAAGCGCAGGCCGCTGGGCAGGCTCTCAGGAATCCCCCCGTTGGACCCGATGGGATGTTTCCAATGAGTCCCGGCTCAGAGGAGATGAAGCGGCTTGAGCACATGCAGAACTACCCGTGGCACTACGGCATGGGTGAGCGACCACAGGCACCAGCACAACAGGTGCCGCAGATGCCACAGGGTCAAGAGGATGCGCTGCGTCAACAGCTGGGAGCTATGCAGTTCAACCAGTACCCAGAGATGCAGGCTCGTGGGCCAGACGAGTCGTTTCCGTCAGACATTGCCCCTCAGGATTATGCTCAGATTCGAGACATGACTGCGCAGGCCTACATGGAAGGAGGGACCGCGATGCCGGCGACTTACCGCATGTGGTACGGGCCCGATGCTCCAGCACCACAGCCCCCGGCCAACCTGGACCAAGAGGCAAGCCAAGGAGCGGCCCGGCATCAGGCAGAGATGGCTGCCATGCAGCCCGCTATTCCGGGCGGAGCCCAGTTGGGCGGTCAGCAAGGAGCACCTGAGGAAATTTGGTGGCAGAACTACAACGCGCTGCCCGATCCCGCCCAGGGGTATCTGCCAAATGTTAATTGGGAACACCCTCTGTCCAAACACAACATGGTTGATCTTCCGAGACAGAAACAGCAAGAGGAATTCATTGCGGCCTTTGGTCAACCACCATCGCCTGGCAATCAAAACCTTGCGCAGATTCGAAACGAGATGACTGGTCGTGATTACGGTCTGTATGGGGATTATGACCAGGCGACACAGGACATGCTTACAGCTCTTTCTGGACCTGGGGCGGAGGCATACAAAGCTGCCTTACCTGGGGCGGAGGACCAGTTTCTTTATGGAACAATAGATTCACCGGATGCACCTGCGGGTGCATTGCCACCCCCGGCGGATCCTGGGATCCCACCTGCACCCACGCCAGCACCCCCACCACTGACCCCGCCAGGGGTGGCGGCTGCGCCGCCAAGCACCACTCCTCCGGAGTGGGCTTATTTGGATACGGCTGTACCCGGACAGCAGGCCAAGTTTACGCCAGACATGGCGGAAGCCATTGAGCGAATGCAGATTCAAGCCCGGATGGCTGGTGTTCCAATTGAGATTACCGGCCCCTTGTCTGGCGCCAGGACTCCTGAGGAAATTGCAGAGCTTCAGAGAAGACACGCACTACCGCCAACAGACCCTGAGTACTCCAAGTTCGCAGCTGACCCAACGGGGCGACACACTGAGTCTGGTGGTTATACTGGCGTTGATTTTATCGTTAGGGACAGCCCCGATAGCCCGCAATCCCAGTTCCTTGAAGAGCATGGTGGGCAGTTTGGGCTCTTTCCTGCGTATAAAAAAGGGGGCGAGCACCCGCACTACCACCACTATGGCTGGGATAGTGCGAAATGGACCGATAATCCCTATGCTGACTCGATGGGAGAGCCGGCTGGCTCCGCAAGCGCGCCGATGGACGGCGGGTCTTCGACCATGGCCCCGGAAATGCCGCCCGAAGTTGCGGCAACACCACTCAGTGCCCAGTCGGGGGGCGCTTCGGAAGATATGGGCCTAGATTTGGTCCCAATTCCGGGGAGAATGAGCGAAACGAGCGGCAAGGACCGGCTCTATGCGCAGCTTATGGGTGACCCAAACGTTCCAATGGACCAGGTTCAGCAACTTATAAGCGCTTCAGAGGCACCTCTGCCTAGTCGTCTGGGTGTTGTTGAGTCGGGAATGGCCCAGGAAAGGGCCCTTGGATTAGACACTGGTGATATCATCTCGTCCCCGGAGGAAGCTCCGGGTGGTACCTGGGAGAGTGGTGTTATGGGCGACGTGGGTCGAACCCTTGCACATCAAAGGTTCCTCGATGAGCAGATGCAACCCTATGAGTTTGCCGGCATTCAGCCACCAGCAGAACTTTCTCGCCAGGTAGAGCAGGCAGACCGCAGGGCGGAGCGGGTAAGAAAGGGTGCCCAGGAGTGGGACAGTGATATCCGTGAACGTGTTCGCCGACTCCGCGTTATAGCCAATCAACTGTCTACTGACCGGGGGATTGCTCGTCGATCGGAGTTCACCGACCGGCGAACCCAGGACGCAGAGTCCCTGTTCGGCTCGCTTCCCAGTGTTGAGTCCGTAAGGCCAGCTCAGCAGGAGCCCTTGAGCAAGAAGGGTGGCCTGGCCCCCCGGCAGTTCCGGGAAGCCGTCGCCGCCATGGACAAGGAGATTACCGAACTCACCAGGAACCTGCCGCTGGAGAGTGCTCTTCGTGGACAGCTTGAGACCCTTAATCGAAGAGTTCAGAGAACCCCAAGCCCAGACGAGCGGGCCCCAAGAGAGGTTCCGGGAATCACGGAGGCGGATGCATACTCGGGTCAGGCTCGAAGTGCTCGCTCGAAGCTCAGCAGATTCACGGAGGTCTATGAGCTTAATCAGGTCCTTGACCGGTACGAGGCGTGGATGGATAGGGTTCAGGCCGTTAGCCGCAAGGTAAAGCCTCGCCGGTCCCGGTCCAAGAGGATTGGCCGCCAGACAAGAATTAACATCTCGAAAAGGAAGTGAGATATGCCTTACTTGGACTCAATTGGTCAGCCTGCCGGTTATGGCAATAACCCATATGGCAACCTTCAGGTTGAAGACACGTTTGGGGATGTGGTTAACCCTGTTACTGAGGGGGACTTTATGCCCATGCCGGGCATGGTTGAGCCGACAATGCAGCCGCCACCTGGCCCCCTTGGCGGGGGAGTGGTTCCTGGTATGGTTGACCCAGTGCAGGAACGCGAGGAGAAGAAGCAAGTGTCTCGCGTTGAGGCTATGAACCGCATGATAAATTCGATGGTTTTTGCCAACAGAAATGCCGAAGGCGGCAGGGGTAAGGGAGGCATGTAATGCCGCAGGACGCTGAGAGTACGGACTTTGCAGGGATTCTGGAAGGATATACTGAGCCGGAATTCTACGACCAGCCGGAAGATCTTGAGAAGCTTTCCAAGAAGCTGAGGGACTGGTTCGTTAAGGCGCATGAGTCTCGGCAAACATATGAGCGGGACTGGGAGCTTTATCGCCTATACCTCAAGGGTGACCAGTTGGTTGTTCGGCACAAGGACACGGGAGAGGTTGTTAGGCTTACCTCCGAGGACTCGAAAAGATTACGTAGTGTAAACAACGTGTTGCGACCGACCGCACGTTCGCTTGTTGGTAAGTTAACGCGAAGTATTCCAACCTGTGTGGTTCTTCCTGCAACAGATGACCTGGAGGAGCAGCACGGTTCTCGTGCGGCTTCAGCGTTTTTGCAGTACCTTCGTCGCAAAGAAGATCTCGACATCAAATACCTGGACCTGAATAACAAGCTTCCATGGGCGGGTAACTCGTTTCTCCAGGTATCGTGGGATAACACAGCCGGCAAGGATATCGCCTATTGCGATGTTTGTGACTATTACGACTACGAAGAAGACTCCGTTGGTAGCATGTGTCCTCAGTGTGAGATGCAGCGACAGCAGGAAATCATGCTTCTTGAGCAGCAGAGAATGGCCCAGGTTGCAGCAGTCGAGGGTGCTTACGCAGCGGGGGCCCCACCGCAACCCATGGCTCCACCACAGCCCCAGCAGCTAGGACCACTCCCTCCAGACATGGACCCGCCTGAGCTAATGCCGGCCAATGAGGGGGATGTTCGTGTCCATGTCCGAGATCCTCGCGATGTGTTTATTGACCCAGGCGCGGAAAGCATCAAGCAGGCACAGGTCATTTGCTTGCGGGAGGTTGTTCCTGTTTCGGTTGCACGTCAGAGGTTTCCGGAGTTCGGGGACGTCATTCACAGCGAGGACAGCATCACGACGGATAGAACCGCCGAGGTTCGGTATAACTCTGTTGACAGCTATGGCGAGATAGATAGCCTGGATGACCATTGCTATGTCTTCGAGTTTCACGAGGGGCCGACGCACGACTATCCCAAGGGTCGCTGCGTCTGGATGATTAACGATACCATCGTCCGTATGGTTGACTCTCCTTACTTTGAGTTCAATCGCCTACCGTTTTTTCATTTTGGCTTCGACATGAATGACGGGGAGTTCTGGAGAGAGCCATTCTGCGCCCAGGCGTGGCACCGTCAGCGCGAGATCAACCAGATTGAAACGCAGATAAGGGAGCACGTAGAGCTTCTTCTTCGCCCGAAGTTCTTCAAGGCCATCGGCTCCAGGATTACGTCGGATGAGCTATCGGCAACATCAGCCCAGGTGGTTAGCTATAACCCGGCTGCTGGGCGAAACTATTTCGAAACGCCACCACCCGTTCCTCAGGATGTGTTTCGACGCAATGCGCAATTGTCTGCTGACATCAGGCAGCAGGCAGCGGTCACTGACCAGGAGGCTGGCATTAGCATGTCAGACCCGAACGGCAGGGCTATGGCCATCATCGAGGCGGAGGCGGACCAGCAGGTTGGGCCTATCCTTATGAGGAACAACAGCGAGTGGCGAGAGATGCACAGGTGTGCGCTCATGCTTGTTCAGCAGTTTTACCACCCTCAGCGAAAGTTTTTGACTGCGGGTCCCGATGGGATGCAGACGTACAGCTTTGACGAGATTCGATTAACCCCTGGGTTTGACGTTCAGATTGAGCAGGAAGACGGCCTAAGTCGTAACCCTGCCGTTCGCCTGACTCAGGCAATGGACCTGCTCAACGCTGGTGTGTTTATGGACCCTGCGACAGGGGTTCCCGACATGAAGGCGTTCATGCGTCACGCAAAGGTTCGGCTGCCTCAAACAGGATACAATGTTGAGGCAACCGAAAGGTCAGTGGCTTCTAGTCTTCCGTACATTATGGAGCGGGGCGGAGAGCATATCCCCGCTGTTGAGGATGACCCCCAGATTTTCGCCGAGGAGCTTCTCGGGTGGCTGCGCGGACCAGGACGCCGCGCTTCTCCTGAGCTTAAGCAAAGAGTGCGCGATCTTTGGATGTTCTACGTCTCGTGGGCCATGGATGGCTCGCCTCCCGGCGCAATTGATGGGATAGGGCAGCAGATGGGGGGCCCAGGTGTTGGAGGGCCCGATCAATCTGCGCCAGGGGGCTCCGCCAATAACCCAGGCCGCATGGGCACAAGCATGACTAGTGGCTCTATTTCAGACCAAGCCGGAGCCCAGGTCGGTCAGGCTGACAGGGTGGCAGAAACCACTGCCAGGGTTCAGCAGAACCGAGAAGGCTAGGTGCGTTATAAAAACAACTTTGGTCCTACTTCCTAGGACCAGAGTCGCAGAAATCGCAGAAACCGCAGGATTCGCAGCTCTCTAGTGAGACAAATACTCTGGAGTATTTGTCTCACTAATCCGTATCCGGCTGTTTACATGGAAACAAAAGTGTTCCACGCGAAACGCTTGTTGACATGAGCTGTCTCCAGTTGTTTAATTGCATTGCAATCTGTTGACCATCGAGTCGCGACGTAATCGCGTAGGTCATCGGGCGCACTTCGCTTTGCAGGCGTTACTTGCTGGAGGGATTGATGGCAGAAGTTTCTATGGGAGACGTGGAAAGCATCTCGGATGACAACGAGGGCTTACCTTTAGAGGGCGCGGTAGATGATTCAAGCATGCCGGACTTCTCAGCCTTTGAGGGGCTGAGTGCAGAGCTGGCGAAAGAATCAGGCTACGCTGACGAAGTAGAAGAAGAAGCCGACGTTGATCGGGGGATAGATAGTTCTTCTTTTGAGGATGGTGATCCTGAGCCAGAGCAAGCTCCGGCAGAGGAAACACCCAGAGCACAAAAGAGGATCCAGAAACTCTCAGGAGATGTCAAAGGGCTGAAAGACGAGCTTGCGCAACAGCAGGCCTACTACCAGCAGCAAATGGCTCAGCTGATGCAAACGCAACAGCAAAGTCAGCAGGCTAGTAGGGATGCACAAAAGCAACAGCTTGATTATCAGCATCGACAGTTAGAGCTTCTTCAGAGGCAAAGACAGAAAGAGGACTACGCCAAACTGAGTCCGATGGACCAGCTAAAGGCGGACATTCTAAGAGAGGCGGGTCAAAGCTCGAACCAGCAGGTGAATGGCCAACTGGCCCAACTGCGACAAGAGTTAGACCAGGAACGACAAGCTCGCTCCAAGCAGCTCGAAGAGTCTCAAAGGCAAGCAAGGTATGATTACTATACCAAGCAAACCCAAGAGGCAGTCGACACAGTTCTCTATGATGGATTTGAGTCTGATGACAAAAAAGCCCTAGCTGACGAAGGTGAAGAAATGACCCTCGCATACGCAGGTGCGTACGAGATTCAGCCAGAAGAGGCGGCGCATAAGCTACGTAAGTACATTGAGCGCGCAGCTCTAGCGATGATGAAGAAGAAGACATCGAAGAGCGGCGGGAGCAAGGTGCGGAAAAGCAGAGCGGTGCCGAAGACGGCTCCAGGTGGAAGAAGAAATACTCAGGCTAGCAAGATGGCAATGCCGTCCCTGGCCCAACTTCGGAAAGCTGGTTACGATAGTCACATCGACTGGATTGCGGCCAATGAGCCTCCAGTCTCTTAGAGGAGCTGACGATGGCAGGTGTTAACATCGACAACGTAGGCTTAACCTTTACCCGTTTTTTAGACGGGGTGGTTGAGACTTTAAATCACACAAGCAAAGCACGTTCACTCGTGCGACAAGACGACAAGTGGACCGGCTCTCATATTGAAGGCCGACTCCATACTGCGCGTTCTACCGCAATCGGCTATGTCGAAGACGGTGGCGCGTTTCCCGTACCAGACAAGCAAGACTACGCAACGTACAAGGCTTACCGAAAGTTCACCGTTGGCTCCGTTCAGATTACTGACGGTGCGATGGCGACTGCGGCAAAGTCTCCGAACGTTGCTCGCGACGTTGTAACCTCTGAAGTCAAAGGGCTGATGAACAACATCCTCAAGTTTGAGAATGGGTTCTTCTTCCGCGACGGCTCCGGCGTAGTTTCCCAGTTCGTTGAGGGTGACCCATCGGGCGAGACAACTACAGAGGTTGATGACTCTCGCATGCTCTGGGATGGCGGTACTTACGAGGTTCGAGATAACTCAAACATCGGCGTATCAACAAATACCAAGCACGGAACCACCAGCATTACATCAGTAGCTAACGCGCTGACAGCGGCTGGAAACGCATCTATCACATGCAGCGCTCTTCCTGCCGGACTAGCTCACGGCTCAAGCGGTGACTATCTTGTTTGGAATGGCTCTCACGGAAAGGCCATCACCGGCTTAGACAAGCTGATTGATGACACCACCACTGGGGCTCCGCTAGATCCTGATGCCCAAACAAAGTTTCAGGGCGTCACTATGTCAAGCCACCCTCGATACACATCGATGGTTCTCGACAACAGCGGCACCAACCGTGACCTTACCCCTAGCCTTTTCCGCCAAATGCTTGCAGGCATTATGCAGAAGTCTGGCTCTGAGCGCCCATCGGATGGCTTGACCGTCCTTTGTGACTCTTGGCAAGCGGTAAACGTCGAAGAGCTTTACGAGGGCGAGCTTCGCTTGACTCCCGAAAGCAAGGTTGGCGGCATGGCTGTCGCAGCGTTTCAATCTTCCCTTGGTCGAATTGACATCGTTGTTGACACCGACTGCCTCCTGAACACCATGTTCTTCTGTGACTTCAGCAAGATTTATCGGGCTGTTCAGAAGCAGCTTGGGTGGCGCCGTGAGGGTGGTAGCATCTTCAAGCGCTCGGATGTTTCCGGCGTGTACACTGCAACTGCAATTGAAATTGCAGAGATGTACATCAAGGAACGTCATACTTCGGGTAAGATTCAGGACCTGAGTCACAACCGTTCAACGCCTTATTGATATTCAGACTGAGGCGGGGGTCTTTGGCCCCCGTCTTAGTTGGTTGGTTGGAGGATTATTATGGCAAGAGGAATTTCAGGACGACCGCTGGCGCGGCTTGGCACAACGCTTGGCGCCCCAACGTTTATCCTTACGCAAGACATCACGATGACAGCCGCGACGACTGGGACCAGTGAGACGAGTGGTGATTTGTCGGTGGCTTCAAACCTCGGGTTTAAGTACCGGGTTTTGGAGATCGACGCATGCGCCACGGCGGTTACTAACCCAGCAGGAACAGCCACAGCCCCAACTGTTCAAGTTTATGCTGGAACATCCAGTGGAACGTCTTTGACTACTTCCGCCCTCAGCTTGTCTACGGCTGCCGTTGGTGGTGTTGTAAACTCAAAGTTCGGCGCCATGAAGGCTGGTGTGTTTGTGGATGTTACGGCATCCCAGCCACTTGTTGCCAAGATAGTTATTGCCGAGAGCGGTAATCTGGAAGTTGGTGACTCGTGGACTCTACGGCTTCACTTGGTTTGTGTTAAGGTTTAAGGAGATAGATTATGGCTACAACAGTTAGTTCAAACGAGGCAATCTCATCAACGCCCTTCCTTATTCGGAAGATTGAATGCGTAGATGCAAACGGGGATGCAGCGGCTATCACGCATAGTGGTCCGGCGCTTATTCCTGACATGGTCCTGGCAACAGTGACAAGCACTGGTGACCAGCTTGCCGTTACGGCAAAGACTACGACGACAGTGACTGTGGACGCAGAGGGGGCCTGTACTTATGACCTCTACTGTATCTGGTTCTCCCAGGCTACTGGCGGCATTAGCGAATAATGCATGCTCCAGGCTGGGTATGTCGCAAGCTTCATAAGCTTCACCCACAACTGCGCTTAGCGTGGGCGGGTAGAGAGAAGAAGCGCGATGATGAGCTGAACGCAGGGGCGTTTGCCCTTGTTCAGCTCTATCACGTTAGCGACACCGGAAACGCAGACGACCCAACCATGTACCGCATGCTTTGGGACGTGGACGCCGTGGAGGATAAAGATGGAAAGGTCCGCACCAAGCGTGTGGAGCGTGGTCCCATCTTTAACAAAAGCGGTGGTTGTTCCAGGGATTGGGATCCTGCTTTTCGGGTCCCTGTCTTTGTTGCAACCCTTGATGAGGACTATGGCGTTACGACCGAGGAGGTTCTTAATGGACAATTTCTCTCATCGATCGAGCGTTGGATGGTTCCTATTGAGCGTCGCATGCGTGAGTCGGCGCGTGAGAATGGTCGTAACTTTGCCCGTGCTGTTGACGATGTGGCTCATGATGTATCGGGAGACCTCTTGAGGCACTCTCAAAAGGCGGATGCTGCATCTGTGATCATGGCCAACAAGCACGCGAAGAAGGACATTGTAGCTATGGAGGCGAAGGTGGAGGCTCGTGGGAAGCTAGAAGATTCCTTTGAGCTGCCGCCGGTTGCGTGATGAATTTCAAAGATCTGCAAGATGAGGTGAGCGAGCTGTTGAACTTTAACAGTTCACAGGCTGACCAAGACTTTACGTCAAGCCAGATCAAGAATGCAGTCAACCGCGCCTATGCAAGGGAGTACGGAAAGGCCCGACAAGAGGGTTCTCGCCGCCACTTCCAAGCAACGACAGAGCTGACATGGTCCGGTGGAGAACTGACACTGACCCTGCCTGACCGGTTAAGGGGTGTTCAGATTTCCAAGATTGCAGATGTTACCGAGGACCGGACGGGCTCGGGTTATCATCTGGTTGTCTATGATGGGGGGGATCCTCCCACGGGCACACCGGCATGGGATAGCCAGAGCATAAATGGTTCCGTGTTCTGGAAAGACCGGAACACTATGCAGTGGGGCAATAACGGTCCAGGCGAAGACAAGACTCTGCGTTTTGACTTCTCCCCCAAGGCAGACAAGATGATTAATGATGACGATGAGCCGGACCTTGTCCCCTCGGAGCATCATGAACTAATCTTCTATTCAGCAGCGATAGACCTTCGGACACGGGCTGATGAGATGGCACCACCATCTTGGCTAGCTGAGCGAGAAGAGCTGCGGATGGACTTTTACAAAGACGTCTCCAGGGGGAGACCCCACACAAGCGTGACGTCAATTGATTATGTGTACTAGGGGATTGAGATGAAACTAGTTAGACTTCGCAACAACACAGGTGTGGCCCAGAACATTGTCTTCCAGGGTCGCCAGATTATCATGGAGCCAAACGAAGAGGCTGATTACCACGAGGACGTGGCAAACAAGTTTCTTGAGATGCGCGCCCCGCTTATCTCCGTGGCGGAAGAAGATATCAACGAGTCGTTCGATGGAGACCAGCGGGAGTATGTATGGGTTGCGAACATGACCGGCAATCCGGATGCCCCGGACAGGGTTCATGCAAAGATATTCCTGAACAAGCAGTGGCAGTATGCGGATATTCCAAACCCGAACAAAGGGGCACGGACCCTTCGCCGGAAATCAGATGGCGGGCAGATTGAATACGTCGCAAAGGATGGGGCCCTTGAGGCCATGAACTCCGGAAAAGTGACAACCGAGATACCTCCATTTAAGAGACGCAAGTTCTCCAAGACCTATGCTACATGGTGGCTTAACCGTGATGGCTTAGGGGATAGCCAGTCTAGAGGTTCGTCTATCAAATCGAGAGCGCCCTCTAACTTCGAGCCCGACAAAAACTGGGACCTCGACGAGATGCGTTCGTTCCTGAAGCTTATGGATCCGAATGCCGATCTTGGTCGGAGCAAAGACCAGGTAACCAAAGAGGCCAAGAAGAGAAACCACCGCAAGCAAGAAGAGATTGAGGCGCATATCCGACAGGAGAAAACCCTGTGCATGAAGCGGCTGTATTTCCGGCTTGCAGATCCTCGTTACCCTATCCCAACACGGGCGGAGTTTAACGAGTACCTGCTCGGCGCACCGGCACCATCGAACGAAACAACGAACGAAGACATCATTGGCGACGCAGAGAAGCAGCTAAAGAAAGCTCGGACTCGTCGCCGAAAGAAAGCAGAACCAGGGGTTCAGCCGGAAGCATGATATGGGGGCAAGATGGGTCGGCGCGAATATCAGCACTTGGTTCTCAAGTGCAACAAGGGAGTCAATCAGCAAACAGACATTGCTGACCTAGACGAGTGCGCCGATGCCCTTAACGTCTGGGCCCCCAATGGCGTTGTTGAAAGACGACCCGGTTATCGCGGGGTGACAGCCCTCTACCAATCGGGCACCGGTATTACGACCGAAGCCCAAACCTACCTGAAGTACGAGGCAAGTGCCGGTAGCCCATCCTATACGACCGGGGCTGAGGGTGGCACTCTTGTTCTCAGTAACTGGAAAGCCCAGGGCGACACCAACGCAACGGGAGATCAGTGGTTCATTGGCTTTGGCAAGGTTCAGGACCTTGGGACGTCAAACCAATTTGGTCGTCTTGTTGGGATTACTGTTTCTCTGTCCGCTTCCAACTCAAACAACGTTCACTTCAAGTCGGAGTACTGGAACGGTACGGATTGGAAGTGGCTTCAGGTAACAGAACACCAAGAAAAGCACCTGGTCGGAGGATCCTTTAGCAAGGCGCACTTTTCTTTTGCTAACCCGGCTGACTGGGCATCCACAACACTGAACAGTGTCACTGCCTACTTCATTAGGTTCACCCTGCTTGATGCGTCGGGGGACTCAACAAGCAGCCTGGACTCATCGGTGACCCTTAACAACTTATCATCAACAACTCAGAAGGTGAGCACAGCAGGCAGCGCGACCACGTCGGGAACAGACCCCAACAGGGGTTTCTTTTCTCTCCAGTTTCCAACGATCAAGCGGTACGTGAATGTTTGCAACCGCTATGGCAACACATATTTTCGCATTGCGAACACTATCGACTTCAATGACTCTACTGAATCAAGCCCGCTAAACGAGGTGACAGAGGAAACTCTCGCCACCATCGCAGTCGTCCCTCAGTTTAATGAGGCGTTTATTGCCTACGGAGGGACCGTGAGCATTCACCATGCACACAAGAGCTATCCCTCTCAGACCGGCGGAGGGGAATGGCGAGCCCTTGTGGAAGACCGGGACTTTGCGGTTGGAGAGGATGCTCCATACAGCACGGAGTTTGTCGGTCAGCTTGAGGAATTTCCACCAGCAAGGTTTATCACCTTCTTCAAGAACCGCCTTTGGTGTGCTGGTTTGGAGGGTGAGCCTTTTACTGTTCGATGGTCGGCAGCCGCGCCATACCACAAGGTTTGGCCGACTCTGTCCGCTGAGCCCCTCATGGAAGATGACAACAGCCCTATCACGGGGATGATTGGCTTTGGTGAGCAGGTTGCCGTCTTCAAGTCTGACTCCATTTGGCTCATGGTGAGTACCGGACCAAACCCAGCGACACAGGTTGAGAGTTACTCCCCAATCAGGATGGTTGCCGGTGTTGGCTGCGTGAGTAACTCAAGCATTCAGCAGATTCGAGGGAACCTTGTCTTTCTGGCAGAGGACGGGGTTTACGTGTTTGATGGAACCCCTGCTGTTAGGAAGATATCGGACAGGGTCTCTGAAACGATAAGAAGCATTAGCCCTGGACGGAGACACCTTGCTGTATCGGCGCACTGGAAATCCAGGAACTGTTACCTCCTCTCCTTCGCTTCTGACGGTGAGTTTGACAACAACAAGACCCTGGTGTGGGACTATAAGAACGACATCTGGTGGATTTGGGATATCCCTGCAAAGATTTGGCTAGCGGATGAGGACCCCAGTGATGACGAGTCTCTGTACTTCATCGACAAATACCAGCAGATCTTCCTCATGGAGGACGGCAACACTGACCACGGTGGAGCGATAAGCAGCCACATATTAACCCAGAGACTGGGTGCGGACACCAACATCCGGCGAACGGTGAGACAGGTTGAGGTCGCCAGTAACAATAAGCCCAGCGCATTCACTGTCTCGGTTAGAGCTAATGATGACAGCAACAACGAGGCATCCGGCACTCTCTCGATGACAGACTCGTCAGAGGCTAGTTACGGTTCAGCCACTGACGGGACGGACAAGTATGTCCTTGATCGTCGTCGAGGCAGAAGGCTAGGCTTTAGAGAGCAGGGTGACTTCGTTCAGGTAAAGGTTTCCCATTCTGCAAAAAACGAAACGTATCTGATTTCCTCCGTAGACGTAGCCCTTGCTGGCGCAGTGAGGCGATAGTTATGCCTGAGCTGCCATTCGGAAGAGGATACCGGCTAGGTCAGGATGCGGGGGTCAACCAGGCTGAGAGCTGGGATGCTCGCGCCCGCTCAATGGATCGGCGGGACGAATGGATGATCTCCCCGTTCCGGGCATATGGGTCAGACGCAACATCAAACACAGGATATGCTCAATATCTGAGGATGTCGCTCATCCCCCGACTCGACGGCATTCTTGAGGCAACGCACGCCCGACTGAGGGTTACCACATCAAACGCAGGATCGTTCGTCAAAGCATGCATATATCGCCTTGATACGAAGAACGGGCAGAAGAAGTTCGTGAAGGTTGGCCTGTCGGAAGTGTCTATCCCTGGAGACAGTGCGGGGGTCCAGACGGAGAAGCTCGCCGGTAAAGCCGTTTTGTATCCGGAGTCCCGATATTTCATGTGTGCCTATGTTTCGAGCAACTCCCTTGGTGTGGCCTCAGGAGTGAACACCTCCCAGAGGGTTGTTCCTGTCTTAACGTTTACCTCTACGTTGGCCTCGTCAACGGACAGGTTGCCCTCTAGTATCGACGTGGGGCAAACATCGCGGGTATTTGGCGCATATGTGCCGTGGATCGTCTTCATGTCAGACATGGCAAAAGAAATCTTAACGTAGGAGAATAGTGTGACACTGAAGCTAACCACGTCCCTTTCGAGCACCATTACGAAGTCTGAGCTGGAGTCTAACTTCACCAGCATTCAGAGCAAGTTTGCCGGAGCCATCGACAACAGCGACATCAAGACAGGCGCGGGGATCGATGTAACCAAGCTCTCGGCCTACAAGGAGTACGTGACGGTAAACCTTGCGAACATGGCGTTTGACTGGGGCTCTGCTAGCGACGGGACTGTTATTGCGATGGCTGCCCTGCCTGGCCTCAGCGGGGGGCAGGCCAACTGGACTCTTGTTGAGGCTAACTGGTTCTTTAGCGACGGCGGTTCTAGCGGCAATCCGACAGTTGATGTTGATTTGATGTACTATGATGGTAGCGGCGATCTTCAATCAAGGACATCGCTTATCGCAGAGGCAGCCATGACGAGGATTGCCGACAACAAGGGGAACTCTGGAGAGGTTTCATCCTTTGCCTCAACAGCCGTGAGCTATGATGGCTCCGAACCAAGGCTCCTCGTTCTTCGTCGTGCAGGTGTTGCGGGCGCCGACATGGGGTCGGCCATCCAGGTCGGTGTGACCCTTCTTCTCGAACGAAACATCCAGGCATAGGAGTAGATGATGCAACCTTATCGACCACCAAAGCCGAATAGACAAAGATCTATCGACCGAATCCCTAGCCCAACCAAGCAGCCCAGGACGAGCGGCAACAGCCAGGTTTTGAACCAGTCTCGCCCAGGTGTGCCGGATATGCAGATTGAGGGACTGAGTTCTTCTGGGTCACAAGCCCAGCAACCAGCCCGGCAACCAGCAAGGCAGCAGCAGCAGCCAGCACAGGAGTCCGCCCAGCGGCAACAACAGGGCCAGATGCAGCTCCCGTCTCATGTGGGCGGGGCGATGGGTCAAATGATCCCTCGCGGGGGAGGTGGCTTTCCTCAGGGGGGTCAAATCCCACAAGGCCCACAGGGCCCGATGCTTCCTCAGCCGCAAGGTGTTCCGGCTGGCGAAATGGTTCCGCCACCAGCTCCTCAGTCTGGTGTGCCTAGCGAAACCCTTCCGGGGTTTGGGAATGTTCAGGGGCAGCCAGGGGGCGGGGAAACGCCAGCCGGTGGTTTGCCCGCTGTCGATAGACCGCTTATGCCGCAGACGCCAGGGGCTCTGCCGGGATCCCGGCCAGGGGGAGGGCAACGACCCGGTGCGCCCAAGCTTCCGGGGGATCGTCCGGACCTGATGGGGGGAACTGGTACTGGCGCTTCTACGGGCTCAACGCCTGCCGAAACAAATGCCTACGCAGCTGAAGATGCTGAATTTGCAGAGCAGCTTGCGGGGATGGACGATGACCTTAAGGGTCTTAGGGACCAAACATTCGCCGACTCAGCAGCACAGCAGCGACGCCAGGCAGAGATTAACGCAGCTCTTGGCCGGTCTGTTGGTGGTGGATTTGGCGGGGCAATGGCCGCAACATCGGCGCAAACCGTTCAGGATCTGGCAGCTCTTGAGTCTCAGGTTAAGAGCCAGAAGCGCTCTGTTCAGCTGGCCTGGCTAGACAAGAAGTTAGCCCGCAAGGAGCGCGAGATTTCCCAGGACTTCCAGAGAGAGATGACTGACGAGGAAAGGTCTCATCAGGCCCAGATGTTGGCTCTTGAGCTTGGTTTAGAGGCCGGTCTTACGGCTGAGGAAATTGGATCCCTAATGGAGGAAGGGACGTCTGCAACTGAGGCTGGCTCAAACCAGGGCACGGGGCAGGCAAACACCACCGAGGCGGCTCGCGAGTATGCCGAGGGTAATATGAGAAGTGCTGGTGACGGTGGAAGCCTTGATGAGTGGGCTTACGAGGATGGCACTTATGGTCGCGGTGGCTACGGCTACCATGATGCCAAGATAGAGGACGGAAAGATTTCCTTTACGGGATCCAACTACGCCGTTTCGACAGAAAGAGTGTACAATAAGCTGGATGACATATTCGATGACATGAACCTCGACTCAGAGGCTTTCATCGGCAAGCTTATGCGGGGTCAGAGACCGGTGGACCCGGAAACAGGTCAGCCTATTCCCGACTTCATGGGCCAAAACTTTAGCACGAGCGATAGCAACATGGAGTTCTTCGCCTGGTATACTGATTTTATGACAGAGAATAGCGGACAAGAGCCAACTGACGAAGACATCAGAGACAAGCTATCTGGGATGGGAGTTCTATAATGGCGTACCAAAGCGAAGAAGCAAGGAAGGCAAGGCAGGGTCGCCAGGGGGCCATGAGTCACCTGGTTAGCACGGTGGGCTCGGTCTCTAAAAAACGCAACGCCCAGATTGAAAAAGACGAGAGAGAGGCAAACTTCCTCAGGCAAAAGATGCTCGACGATGCGGATGTCCCGTGGTGGAAAAGAGCCGCAACGGGGGTGCTAACCGGTGCGTCAGTGGGGTCAGCTGCTGGCCCATGGGGTGCTCTTGCTGGCGGGCTTGCCGGTGGGGTCCTTGGCGGCACTGGTGCGGTGGACTTTGGTGCCCCTACGGGAATGGACTTGGCCGGTGCAATGGGTACAGGCATGGCTACCTACCGAGACTATCAGCGGGGACAGGACAACACAGCGGCTCGCGATAGATTGCTTGCTGCCTATGAGAGGTCGATGCGTCCTGGCGGAGGTGTCCCAAGCGTGGCTGACACGAGCCTGTCTGGAGCCATGAACCCTGGTCTTCCCGGCGCTCTGGACCGGGCTCGCCGAGAGGCCAACCGTGGCGAACTGACGGGCGGCAGCGGTGTGTTGATGATTCCAACTCCTCGCGTTCATATATAGGGGGGTAATTACTATGGCACTCAACTACAAAAACACGGTCGGATACAAGGCCCAGATGGAGCTTCAGAATCTCAGGGCCCAGCAGATGGCTGATGTTCAGAACAAGAAGCAGGAGCAAGCAGCAGATAGTGCAAACTTCTGGAACATGCAGATGAAGCAGCGGCAGATGGATCAAGCTGCTCGTGCTAGCGATCAAGACTTCCAAATGAGAATGGCTGAGATGCAGGGCAAATTTGCAGCAGCAACAGGCCAACCTATGGACCCTGAATCCCTGAAAAGAATGCAGCCAACGGCAGCCATGGGCTACATTACCGGAGCAATGCAGGGGCAGCAGGATAGGCTTTCAAGAGAGCAGCGGTTTGAGGACGCTCGCCTAGACCGGTTGAGTAAGCAGCTGGGTGTTGCCGGTAAGATGCAGACCTTTCAAGAAAGCGAGGAGCTGCACCCCTACCGGAAGGAAGTATTAAAAGGCCGGGCGGAGATGTACCCTGTCTGGCAGCAGGTGCAGCAGCTTAACAAGCAGATTTCGGAGCGCATGCGAAGCAGGGATAAGATACAGAAACTTTTGAATGAGGATGCCTGGAACCAAGAGCAGCGCGAAATTGACGCACTTATGCAGAAGCGGAACATGTTAACGAGTCAGCTAGGGGCTGCGGGCCAGGCATTCGGTGCGCCTGGTGGCGGGCATGACCCTGACAACCCGTATCAATAAGCATGGCAAAGCTAGGGACATATGAGAAGGAGCTTCTTCCTTACCACTTGCAGCGACAGGTCCGAAAAGAAGACGACCTGGGTATCCTTGAAAGCCAGCGCTTCGAAGAGCGGGCTGCCTTGGTTGATGCCTTCAAGAGGCAGGATGAGGACTTCTTTAAAAGGCATGCGTGGCAGAAGGTCCGTCGAATTTACCCCGACAGGGCCAAGACCCCGAAGGAAAGAAAAGAGCTTCATGACCTAGCAGACACCTTCCTCAAGGAGCTTAAGCTGGTCGCATCTCAGGGCGTGAGCGGTGGCGAGAAAGCCCTGACTTCCGCAGCAAGAAGAGGTGCGCTTTACAAGCCAGGCCAAGCCCAGCTACCCAAGGAGCAGCGCAAAGCAATCGAGGGCAATCGCTTCTACCAGTACAGTGACAACCAGGTTAAGAACATAGCGGTTGAGCGAGGGTTGGTTGACGAGTCGAACATCCTGGCATTTGCCAAGACCAGCCCATCCAAGATGTACACAGACCCCAACCTCTCACCACAGCTGAGGGACCGGCTCATCCACGAAAAGCAGCGAATGCGCTACGGCATTCCCAAGGACATGCACACCGCGTCAGAGGCAAAGGGCCCGGACATTCCGCTCATTGGGATGTCCTTTGCGGAACTGCTTAAGACCGGGTTTGTCTCCGGATTAATTGATGTGCTGGACATGGGGGTCAGAGCGCAGGGCGCAGCTCACAGCACCTGGGCCAAGGAATTAAGAGAAGACCCAAGACTCTATGACCTTCGAGAAAAATACGCGGAAGGCCCGAAGTACATGGGTCTCCCCACTGAGATTGCTAAGCCTGTTGGTGGGGATATCATCTCATCACTCATACCTGGCCCTGGGACCAGTAGGTTCGAAACCGTTGAGATGCTGATGAAGGCCCCTGAGGATGTCTCAAGAATCATGGGTGCTCAGTTCAGGGCGGCGGTAGCTGCGGCGGCAGAAGCATACGAAGCTGCGGCAGACCCGTGGTCTACCGGGCAAAGCCCCACCGATCTTGTGCAACTCTACGGAGACACCAAGGCAGCCTATAAGATGGAAGCCCTCGGCATGGCTGAGAAGCAGTTCCCTGGGGACTCCCTGGAGCAAAGGCAGAAGCGTGTCGACGTCATATACGACGAACTGATTAAGCACGACATGGGTCGTCATGAGTTTGAAAACCCTATTGCAGGGCAGCTCGCCCACGCCATTCTCCTGGACCCCGTCTTTGGCCCACTAGGCCAAGGAACCAAGGCGATACAGGGCTTGTGGAATATGGGCAAGTGGGGCGCCAAGACCATAGGATTGGACAAGCTCTATACCTCGACAATGAATCCCATCACAGAGAAGGCCCGCTACCTCTTTGCTCAGTCCCCATTCGACGAGCTTGAGACCTGGAAGCTGGGCGAGGCTGCCCTTGATAAGATGGGTGAGTTTGGTGGCGCCATGAAGAGGGCCCTGTTCGGCGCAAAGGATGCCGGGGAAGGGGCTAAGCGGCAGATCGTTCAGGCAGGAAAGAAGGTTGACCTCCTCCTCTCTGCCGTATGGGGTAAAGACAAGGAAGTTGTCTACGACGCTATCGAACTTTTTCACAGAACAGACAGCGGGGCAGCTGCCCACAAGTTCCTTCAAGAAGCGTTTCCGGGTGACCCTCATAAGGTTAAGAACTTTATGACAATCATCCGAAAGGTTCGAGCACAGTCGGACAAGGTTTACGAGATTAGCGCGGCAAGGGGCCAGTTGAACGACGTGATAACCATGGCGTCGGGTCAGAAGGTTGCCAGAACAGCAAGCTACATTGATGGCTATGTTCCACACATGCACTACGAGGGTGTCGGCAACCTTGACGAAGCCGTTCGTCGGGTCGGGTACAGCGACATCGCCGAAGCAGCATCAGCAGGAAGGCTTCGAGGATACCAGAGAGCGTTACGAGAGACAGACGACCCAGCCGAAATTGCGCAGCTTGAAAGAACCATAGCGGGCCTGAGCGGTAGGCTTGGGGCCAAGGCCGACCTCATCAATAAGATGGACAAGGCTGAAAGAAAGCTTCTCTATATGTTAGGGGAGCAGGATGGATTGATCGATGCCCTGGGCGCCGGCAGAGGACACCGCGTAGGCATAACGACAGACGCAGCCAAGGCGCGACTCGGCACAGTGCTTAAGCCCATGAAGGATGCCAGGTTGCAGTTCGAGGACTACTTCAAGCAGCAAGCGGCAGCCGCTGGCAGGGCTGAGGAGATTGCCGAACTCATCAAGTATTCCGATGAATCGGAAGTGGTCCGCAATCTCACGAACGGAAGCATGGTTAAGGTCCTCCCTCTTTCAGCGAAGGCAGGAGAGGACTGGTCAACGAAGTCATCAAAGATGGCTATGCCAATTAGTGATGAGCTAGGCATGGAGTTCGTGCCTCTTGATAAGGAAATGAGCGAGACCTTTCTTACTGCGATGGCAGGGAGGACGGCGGCATCAGGCGGGGCGGCATCAGGGTCCATGGTTGGTGCGAAGGTCATCAGCAATAAGGTTGTTATGGTTCCGAAGGCCATGGCTCACCGACTTCAGGAGACCCTTCCTGCTGTGACAGGTTCCTTTGATAAGGCAGCCGATGGAGCAGCCGGCTTTTATGATTGGTTCGTCAGGCCAACGAACCATGTTTGGAGAAACACGAAGACCGTAACAAGAAGCCTCGCCTTCCACGCCACCAACATTGCAGGTGGTCAGGGTCTAGGGATCCTTGCCCACGGACTAAGGGCAATGAACCCCATTGCCTTCAGAGATGGAGCCGTTAAGGCAGGCCTTGGTGGAGGGGCCTTCCGACTGGCCCTGTCCTCCGCTTTCGCTGACGTAATGCCAAGCGTTCCCCACAGCCTGAGGGGCACCCGCGCTGGTGGTGCTGTGCAGCATGGTCTTGAGGCTACGGGTGACTGGTTCAAGAACACAAAACTAGCCAAGCACTTCTCCCCTGAGAACATGGACTGGCGGCTCCCATCAGGGGAGGTTGTCAAGCTCGCGTACATGCAAGAGCTGATGAGCAAGTTCGGCATTATGGGGCAGGCAGGGCTTCGATATGGTAGTGACCTGAGCCTGGGGGCGTTTCCTCCTGGTGCCCTTAAGTTCACCCCTCTCTCGGCCCCAGCCCTTCTGGCTAGGTTCAGTCAGAAGACAGCAGAGGTCACAAGGATGCAGCAGGTGGCTGCGTTCGGTGATGATCTTCAGCACGCGATTGCCTTTATGGGGCAACTGAAAAGCACCAAGATCGACGACATCCACAGGGCTGTTGACTTCACAGCAGAGTATGCGGGGAACTACAGCCGCCTGACCAAGTTCGAAAAGAAGAACATGCGCGACACCTTCGCGTTCTATTCGTGGATGCGCTACATCTACCCGCACATAGCGCGACAGATGGGCAAGAATCCGAAGACCCTCGCAGCTATCTACAAGGGCTCCCAGAGTATTGCGGCCTACCATGAAGCCCAGGGTGCTCCGGCGATTCCTCAGCAAGGGATGCCCGACTACGCTCAGATGGGTCTATCCTTCCCCCTTGGCCCTGAGTATCAGCCTCCCGGTGCCTACGACGAGTACCCTCACGAGGTTGCTGTCGGCATGATGGAGCTACCGTTCAGCTCCTTCGGCGGGTTGGCTCCGGGCTTCCACGGTGAGAGCCCCCTTGTTACGCAGCTTGGGCCCCTTGGTCTTATGGCATCATCCCTCCTCAATGGGTTCGACGCATCCACGAGCCGGCCTTATTCGTCAGGGGAAACTTTTGGTTTGCCAAGTTTTGACGAAATTGAGGGCAATTTTGAGACCGTTGATGATATGATTTTAGCAGCAGGGCGGGTGCGTGACTCAAGGCTGGGTACCCATCTTGTGGATGTGATTCCGTTTGGTGAGGCCTTCCTTAACCTTGCGCAGCTTTACAGTCGAAACGGCATGCATGATCATGCCACAGAGATGTGGTTGCGCTATCGGGTGGGTCGTGATTGGCTGGGCATAGATAACCTAATGGCCAGGCAGGCAGGCTACGAGCCAATGTCTCGCGGGTTAACATGGCCTGGATTTAGAACGTACCTGGTGAACCCCACGCAGGTTGCGGCACGAAGAAAAGCGAGGGCCTTGGAGTTAATGCCGAGGCCGATGGTTACCGAGTAGGAGAAAATGCAATGGCTACTGACGCAAAAAAGATAACGCACTCGGCCACCACCGAGATCCTGTGCTTCACCCTTGACCCGAAAAGCTATGACGAGGTGACCATTCGCTGTGTATCCACTGCCGGCGGAACCCTTAAGACGCTCTACCAGATGGGTGACGGCGGGGCGTGGGCCGATGACACGTCGGACACTGTTACGGCAACCGGCTCGCCGGCGGCAAGGTCAATGAATGACAGCAACGGAACAGCGCTCTCTCTCGGTACGGTTTACCAAAACATGAAGACGGTTGTCTTTGGTTACCGACTGGGCAAGACGCTCGTCACATTCACCCCAGGCTCCAGTAGCGGGACGCTTTATATCGAGGCGATCACGAGCAAGGAAGGGGAGAAGTAATGGGCGGCACTACTAAAACATACGGCCTAGGCGGCGGCGTAGCTGGCACCTCAGAAATCGAAGACGACCTTGACCCGTCCGTCCTTATTGAATCAGCCGACGGGGCTGATTACGTGACAATCTCGACTGTGAATGGCAGCGAAAAAATCCAGTTCGGTCAAAACGTGATTCTACCAGACGGCGACACGAACGACCCCAGTTTGTTTTTCACGACAAACACTCACACGCCGACAGGTATGCACTACCACGGGGGCGGGATTGCCGTTGTTTGCGCTGGTGGACGCGTGTGGCACATAGCCACCAATCACATCCAACGCTACGACGTAACCGGCGGGGTGCACATGAGCGGCACGGCGTCTTCGGCTACATCCCCGATCTACGCGTTCAATCAGGACGATGATACCGGCGTCGGTCGAGCGGCAGCGGATGCGCTATCTTTGACTGCTGGCGGTGTTGAGGGGGTCCGAATCACTGAAGCGGGCGGCGCGGCAGTTGTGAAAATCAATGATGCGGTCCAATATAATTTGGGGACCGGGACAGACACGGCAACCACCGAGCCGGTTTACCTCGCAGACACAAACGCAACGCTAATTATTGATTTTGCAAATGGGAACTTTGGGGATGTGACCCTGGCGGCAGGTGTCACCGCTGTGAAGTTTTTTAACGTGCCTGCTGATGGCACGGTTGCAACAGTCACGGCAAGAATCACGCAGGACTCATCAACTCGAACAGTTGACTACTCCGATTCTGCGGTGACCTGTTACCAGGACGGTGGCAGCCTAGCAATCACGGGCGAAATCAAGTTCAGCGGCGGCGTACATCACACGCAATCAACCGGGTCTGGGGCTGTAGATCTTGTCAGCTTCAGCGCGTTTGGGACAGATGGCACAGCCACGGCTATCACAGGCGCAACCCAAGATGACAACGACCCCACCCCCTGTACGATTACTTCCAATGGGCACGGACTAGCGAACGGTGAAAGGGTAACGATTGCAGGCGTGGTTGGCATGACGGAGTTGAACGGGAACACGTACACGGTGGTCGGGGTGACAACAAACACCTTCGGGCTTACAGGTGTCGATGCGTCTGAGTTTACTGCTTACGGTAGCGGTGGAACTTTTACGCTCCATATTGGGAACATCTACGCGGCAGTGGTCGGGCAGGCATTCGCATGATCTCGGTTCCCGACATCGGACATATATACCCGAAAACGGGTCTCGACGTGGACCTTCGCGTTGACCTTAAGCCAAGGTTTGTCAGCGAGGGGTCAGCCTGGTTTGACGACACAGACGATTATGTGAATTGTCAGGATCCCGCAAACTCTCAAATGGCCTTTGAGGATTTTAGCGTCGTTTACTGGGCTAAGACCGTAGCAACGGCGGAGCACTTCTGCGTCTCAAAGCAGGACGGCGGAATTTACGACGGGTATCGGTTCGGCCTTGAAGGCGGAAGCTATCGCTGCTCTATTCAGGTTGATGGCAGCAATAAGACGGGAGACGTTAACGGCAACGCAATAGTCAACGACGGGGCCTGGCACCACTTCGCCTTTACTGTTGACCGTGGCTCTAACCTGCTCTGCTATGTCGATGGCCAGTTAGACAAGACGGTTGATATTTCTTCGATCAGCGGGACGATTGATCCAGCGGAAGATCTCATTTTGGGAGCGAGCTATTCAGGGGGATCTCAAAACTTTGGCGGCAACCTCTGCAACGTCGGGATCTATAAAGGTACCGTCCTCGATCATGCTGAGATTCGCTCTATCATGGGTGCTACCACTTACGCACAAACTGCTGCGGTTGTTACGCCATCGCTCTTCTACCTACTCGCTGCTGATTACACTGATAGCACGGGCAATCAGGATGCAACAAACGTAGGAAGCATTCTCGTAGGCGACCGAGCCCGGCTCCCGAATGGCTTCGACCTGACCGGCAATCGGATAAGCGGGCGCTGTTTCAGTGGCCGCGCAGTCACCCTGGACGGTACGGGTGACTACATCAAGCTCGATGGTTTCAGCTTTGACTCAACTGGTGCGTGGACAATTGAAAGCTGGATGAAGCTTGACACCCCAAGCGCGGCGAGATTTTGGTTTGCAATCGGTGACGCAAACGAACTCACTTGCTATTACTCGACAGGAGTCGCAGGAAATATTGGGTTCTATCCTGACGGTGTGGAAGACGCTTACGGCAGCGCTCTCCCATTTTGCGACGGGGGCACTTGGCACCACTGGTGCTTAAGCGTTGGGGCTGGGGCTAGCGCTACAGCCGTGCTCTACATCGACGGCAAACAGTACGCGACTAGTACTGTGACCTGCACTGACATTAGCTCTGAGCCCAAGTTTCGATTTGCGGCTGATGCGAATGGCAACAGCTCACTTGACGGTTCGATCGCTGGAATAAAAGTTGTGGTTGGTACGGCATACTCGGCGGCCCAAGCCCTCGAAGCTTATCAGATTCCAGAGCAGCTTGTCCCCAGCGGCGTCACATCAAGCCATCTGAAATGTTGGCTAGGCAGCGACTACACTATCCCTGCCAGTTCAGGTATCGATGGGCTTTATCTTCAAGACGCTTCGGGCAACGGCAATCATGCGGTGATGGTCAACGGCGCGACCGAGTGGAACCAGCATACAATTCCCCAATTGGGATTGCAGTCAAGCTCTACCAGAGTTCTCCTCAACAATACAAGCGGCAAACAGGCAAGCGCAACTCTTGAAAGCGCACCAGGCACGACCTTCAGCGTGGCGTGTTGGTTTCAGGAATTCGCAAACGACGACACCAATATTATCTGGAGAATGGGCGGGACCACTGCAACCGATGACGACTTTCTTGAGCTGTATTTGAACTCGTCCGGCCAGCTTCAGGTTTACGGTGACGGCTCTGTTACGGCTGGTTCTCCGACGATCGGCGAATGGCACCACGTTGTGGTGGTGTCGGATGGGTCGAGCCCGTATTGCAAGGTTTACGTAGACAACAGCGAGATAACAACCTCGGGGGCTCTAGGGCAAGCGGTCGATATTTCAACAGCAACCTTGATTATTGGGGACCAAGCGCCAACGCTTGCGGCTTTCCCGTTCGACGGCATCATAGGTGAAGTCGCAGTTTGGGATTCTGTTTTGACTTCAGGCAATGTCTCGACGCTCTTCAACTCGGGAGTTCAGGGAGTGGACGCCAACACTGTAGATGGTGGTAATCTGCTGAACTGGTACAGGTGCGACAACCCTGCATGGCTGATAAATCTGTCGAACAACAGCACCAACGAAGCAACCTACGCAGGTTACAGTTATCTGGCGACAATCCCAGAAGGGCCAACGGCGGGGCTATCTAGCTTTGGAGCTATCACGAGCAAACGGCCACGGTGGGGTATGTCTGGTTCGCCAGGAATTATTAATAACCCCGGCAGGAACAGTATGGAGCTGTCTTCACCGCTCGACTGGGGGACCGGGAACTGGACGTTCTCATTTTGGGTTCAACATACGGGCTGGTTTGGCGCACAGTCATGGATTCTGGGGGATATTTTGAACTCGGGAATCAGGATACAGGCGTATAAGTATAGTAATTCTTGGAGGTTTGCATTTATTGCCACTGACGGCACGACTTCAACCCCAACGATGGTGTCTAGTCTAGCCTCTGCCGATGAGTTAAATAACTGGACCTTCATCTGCTTTCGAAGAGCCGGCACAGCGCTCTGGAAAATAACAGTCAAAGACGTTGACGGTAACGACTATTCGCCCGTTGACAACACAACGTCGATAACAAACACAATAACGAGCGATTCAATTTATAATTTGCGCTTAAACGGCGGGCACACCTCGGACTCTGCGCGCTCTGATTACTACAACCCGTACTGCCGGGGCTCAGACGCTAACATAACAAACTTCAGGGCCTGGGTCGGCGAAGCTATTACAGACGAAGAGGTTGACGCGCTCTGGGTTTCGGGCGCTAGAACTGTAAGAGGTACATGATGGGCCAATGGTCTTGGACATATATGCTTGTCCCAATTGGGGACCTGGACAACGAACTGCCAACCCGTCGATACGACTGGGTAGAGTCTGACGAGGACGGCAACGTCACCACTGTCAAAGCCCAGTTCTCAACGGCAAGCAGGACTCGTAAGTGCGGGCTCGGCGCAAAAAGCGACACCTACCAAATATTCAAGTGCTCCGGGTTGAGCTTTATCGATGGCGACATCGCTGCGTTTCAGGGCCTCGGTTACACTTTGATGAGTCAACAAGAAGCGTCAGCCTGGGCTGGTGCATTGGATGATGGGTGATGGACACGCAACTCATCGAAGCTGGGGCGTTGTTTGCCGCGCTGATGGGCTGCCTAAAGGTCATTGAAAAGCTTGTCGATCAGAAGATGGCCAAGCCAGCACCGGCTGTTCAGGTTGACCTGAAGCAAGAGGGGCTGGGTGAGATCATCGAGACTCAAAATGCGATAGCTCAAACGCTTGAGCGCTCGAACGATAAGCTGGATGAAATAGACAGGCGAACACGAGAAACCGGCAAGGTAACGTTTGAAATAAGAGAGCGGCAGCGTGTTGAAGTAGCAAAGGCAGAAGCTCGGCGGGAAGCCAGGGCTGAGGTAAGGGAAAGAGTGGGAGACCAATGATTAAAGGCAAGACAAATGGATTGAAGTCCAGCGAGTTCTTAGTGACGCTGCTAGGCCTGGTCGGTGGTTGCCTCTGTGCAATCTTCTCCGACAGCCAGTGGGCGCAAGTCGGTGGGCCTATACTTGCTGCTATCTGTGGAGCTAGCTATAGCCAGTCGAGGGCGACGGTGAAGCGAGCCCTTGCTTCGGCGGAGGCTGTGTCTTCCGTGGGAAAGCCGGCAGAGGATTGATGGATGCCGTCACGGGGCACCACTCGTCTGACAGTGCTCTTGACGTCGGCCTACGTGTTCTCGGCGCTTCTAATTCTGAAGTGGGGGCCGAGGCCTTTGCGAGAGTTAGTGGCGAGATTGCTGAAGGACTGAGCGCTTTCGCTGATGTCGGTATAGAGATGAATGAGGCACTGGATTGGCAGGCTACAGCGGGATTGAAGTGGAGGTGGTGAGTGAGTGAGATAGGGAAATACTTCAAGGCAGCTGAGTTTGAATGCCCGTGCTGTCGGAAGACCGCGCCAAGCCAGACGCTTGTCTCAATCCTGGATGCAGCCAGGGCTCAGCTGGGACCACTCAGGGTGAACAGCTCCTACCGCTGCTTGTCTCATAATGCTGAGGTTGGTGGTGTGTCCGACTCGATGCACCTCGCTCAAGAGGATGGCCGATGCTTGGCGGCAGACATCACGTACTCTGACGCATCGAAAAGGCACGGCGAGCACATCCTCAAGCTATACGTCACGCTTGAGAGTGTGGCTCGGCGCTTTGAGAATTTAAAATACGGGCTCGGCCTCTACGGAACCTTTGTTCATATCGATACGCGGGGTGAGGTGGACAAGCCCATGGCCCGCTGGGACAAATACCCATGGCCGCGCTAGGTTTGTATTTCATGTGCGGTCAGTACCTGTGCGCAATTGTTTAGAAGCGGCCCCGACACGGACGATCAACGTGCCGGGACCACTACCGGGACCAATACGGACCCGGCGTCTCAGTGATATGTCTTCTCATCGAACACTGTTATCGTCAGCTCAATCCTGGGATTGTCCACGTCCCGATGCCTCTCGCTTATGACGCGCCGCACCCAGTAGTCATTGGCAATCACCCCGCTTTTCTCTAAGATGTCTAGCGGGGCGGCTGCTAGATTGTCCGCGTCTATCTTTTGCCTTGGGCCGAGGAAAGATCGGACATGGACGGTTAACTCAATCCCACCGTCTATCGTCTTGCGGTCACCCCACTGCTCCCTCACCTGAATCTCAGCTGCCTTCTTCCATACTGAAACTTTCTTTGATGAGGCGATGAATGGCTTCCCGTCCCTCGTTCGACATATTCTCTTCTGGTTCTTCTGGCTCACGGGCAGCCCCAAGATAACCAGCTCTATCGCTTCCACTCTTACCCCCCAGTAATTTGTGAGCGGGCGGCATGCCCGACTCGATTTGAGCTACCGATGAGGGAGAGAAGTTAATGTTGTCTCTCTCGTGAATCCCCGCCAGGTAGCGACCCGACTCTTCCCTTATCCCCGACTCTAAGAGGGCCCTGTAGATCCTCTCAAAGTCTCGCCTAATTAAACCATTGAACTTGTCCGCTGGCGAGTTGCATATCTCCAGCCATCCACCCATGTTTCTGATGGTGGCGTTGATGAGTGGGTCATCGAAACAGACAGATGCGTACGCACCCTGCTCTGATACCGTGCGACTCATCACCTCAAAGGCCAACACACACCTGCTCTCCGGCGTTAGGGCGCCCCCTGAGCGGCGTATGTGCCCCGGCTTTGGCAAGTACTCCATCTCCCGCATGCATCTCGTAGCGCCTATCCTGAACTCAGACAGAGGCATGTCCTCACACGCCATCCAGTAGGCCTGAAGGGTGGGCTCGTCCAGCTCCTTGTTAAACGCTGCGCATAGGGCAGCCATGATGGTGGCGAACTCTTGTCTCTCTGCGTCAATCATGATGTACCTTTCTCCACCCAACTCTGGGCAGCTCGTATAGTCTTGCTTGTCTTCTGGGCCAGGACAGGCTTGTCCTCCTGAGCCAGCTCAATAAAGCTCTGGACCTTAGACCCATCCCTCACGATCAGCTCAAGTGAGTCGTACTTGCGGTTGTTGTCGTTCTCGCCCATGTGAAAGGGGCTACGGTGGCACCCGTCGATGGCTAGCTTCAAGTCATCTACGGTGCAGCCCTCTGCTAGGCGGGCTCGTATCTTCGACCACTCACGCATCTTGCTGTGTGGTTTCTTATGGGCGCGTGGGTGGTAGCTACGATAGTGCTCGAAGACAGCCAGAACATCAGGGCTAACGTCTTGCGTAACGGCGGGTAACGTTACGGTAACGTTATCCTCTGTGCTGGTGGCGTTGGATTTGCGCTCTCGGAACCGGCGCTGTCTCTCTCTGTTCTGTTCCCTGATGCGGGAGAGGTCAGATGAGTTGTGCTCATTCCAGTCATTAACAGTGAGACAAGCACCCCTACGAAGCCAACCGAACTCAATGAGTGCCGACGTGAACACGTCCGCATCCCCCGCCCAGCTGGCGTAGTATGCGACATCATCGGAGTCCCAGTCAATAAGCTCGCCCGTTGGGGCGTGACGCATCGTGTTAATCCAGAGCGTGACAAGGTGCCCAATGACCTGAGGCTCACAGACCCCAAGCGCACGGGATGTGCGGCGCACCTTGCGGTTATCCGTTAACGCCTCATGGCATTTAATCCACATTGCTATTGCCTCGGGGAGGAGAGGCGGACACCCCAAAACCGGGCGGAGAAACACTACCAACTACGCCCGGACAACCAAGGGATGGGATGCCCGCCAGATTAATATTAGAACGGCACTTCTTCTTCGGCAACGGGGGCCGCTACCTTGGACCCTGCGCTGGATGGCTTGAACACCGCAGCCGGGTTCTCAATAAACGCCTCAACCTCAAGCCACTTTCCTTGCCTGTCCTTGCGCAAGGTGACCACACCCTTGTTGTCGGGCAGGGTCTTAGCGTCAGGCGGGTTGTCGAAGTCAAACCCCAGGCACTTGGCCAGCTGCTTCATCTTGAACAGGGCCTTAGGCACGTAGACAATTCTCTCGGTGATATCGATCGCCTTGCTGGGTGTGAACACCTCCAGCACCAAGGTCAGACCCCTGTTCCCTGTCCCATACTTTTCCTCAATAGCGCTCGATACGCGGAAAGGATAATCCCCTGGCGAAATACCGCCACCACTCACATCTTTTGGGTTGTACTGCATTCCCATAGCTCAACTCTCCTCTTTCGTAAGCAGCCAATTAAGGCACTGCCGTAGTTTCTGTGGCCCAAGGGGGCGCAATGAATCAGGTGTTGCATCCGCACCAAGGCGAGAGAGAACCGCAACACGGTGCTCGTCCTTGGCACGAGACAACGCCTCGATGATCTGCTCAATGACTCGACCAATCGGATCACTGTGCAGGTAGCCCTGGTACTCGTTAAAGCTCAGGCCAATGCGAGCAGGCATGTCGTAGCCAGCCCGTGACTTGGTCTCTCTGCCTGGGCCATCGTCGAAGACAAGCCAGCGCTCTGACGAAATAGCCACAGCCTTGTACTTGGTCTCCCCTTGTCGCTGAATGACACGCTCATCACGACAGGCGTGACCAACCTGGTCGCACCACGAGATGACAGCGTCCCAGCTCTGCTTCTCCATCCGCCCAACAAACGACATGAAGTCGTTACCGAGAGCGTTAGCCTGGCGGGCAAGGCCCGTGTGGCAAAGAAGCATGATGCCTATGCCTAGATCCCGAAGCTCATCAAGACGGGCAAGCAACCCCTGCACCTCCTTCTTCGTGGTCTCAGCACCCTGGCGGAAAGAGAGGTAGCACTCGGTACCCTTCTTCGGTGACCAGTTGCCGTTGTAGTCACGCTCGCAGACATGAGTAGCAGCTAGCTCACATGCCTGGCTCAGTGTGTCCAGGGCAAGCCAGTCAACACCGTCAGGGTTTGCAATAACGTGATCGACAGCAGCTAAAACCTCAGCCCAAGTCTCACACTTGCCACGCACTGGCAGTCTTCGAACGGGTACACCGTCAGCACCCTGCTCTGTCATAATCATGACAACGTTCGGCGCATCCGCAGCGAACGTGGTCTTGCCAACACCTGGGTCTCCGATGATACCCAGTGCTGGACGACGGGGCCGAACCTCGGCCTGTTGGTCCAGCGTGAATAGATGCTCACGCACCATTGTGTAGTCACTCATGACTTCACCTCCTCAGTCAGCTCTGAATGAGCTTGTTTCTTTACGAACCTGTCACTACCTTCAAACCCCTCTTTGCCTGAGCAGATAGGAAAGAAGTCACACAGCCCGTACTTGGTGATGCATCCGTTTTGATTACGGGGCATCTGTTCAAATTCAATAGGGAACTCATCGATAGATTTCATGAGCCCCTTCAACTCAGACACACGGGTAAGCAGGGTGTCTGATGTCATAGGGATAGCTCGCCACATAAACCGAGACTCATCCCCCTCGTACTCTCTTGCGATCCTGTCTTGGTACTCGCGAGCTGTCTCCGTGTTACCAGCCTTGCGTACCTGATACTGGAATTCAGTCTCCGATTTCCTTCTTGAGATACGCTTCTTCATCGCAGGCTTGCTCGATGTCTTACGAACCACGTCGTAGATGAAGCTCGGAAAATAATCCAGGTCATACAGGTAGCGGGCCGCCACCGTATAGGTAGCTATCTGGGTGTCAAAGGTTAGCTTGGTCCAGAAGGGGGAAGCAGGGTTCTCCACCTCCTTGGCCCCACTCGTCTTATGGTCAACGACATAGATGCGACCATCATCCTTGCCCCGTAGAACAAGATCCATCTTCCCTGCCATTGGTCCGCTCGACCACTCGCGTTCAACATCAATCACGTCGTACTTGTCTCGGTAGCTGCGCCTGTGTGTGTAGTACCCTCGGAGGTATGCATCTAGCTTAGCCTTCTCCAAGTCTTGGTCGCGCCACCAATCACTGTGTTCCTGCATCGCAGACCGGGCGGCATCCCGCATGCCTGAGAGATCAGCACCATTCCAAAACGCCTCGCTGCCCGCATGGAATACGGTGCCAACAAGCAACGGCTTGGCCGGCTGGGCAGATGTCCATTCATCTAGGTATCTGTGTTGATAGAAGCGAGGACAGCGCTGGTATGCACTGAGACTCGAAGCTGTATGAAGCATGTTTTTCCCCTGGTTGAGAACACTTATCACGTTGCACCTATTGTGCAACAGTGGTACGACAGAACTATGAAGACTGCCGCAAGAAAACTGAAACAAAAAGTACAAGCACACATGGACAAGACAGGTTGCACCAAGAAGAAGGTAGCCGCCTCGCTAGAGATATCCCCTGAGCAACTGGCTCACCTCTTGGCTGGTCGCAGGTGCGCAACAATCCGCCAAGCCATCCGCATCAAGAGAGAGTTTGATATCCCTATTGAAGACTGGGATGACGAGTCGGCCCGCTACTCCTGAACCTCGTAATGCCGTGTCTCCTCGGGCTCATCGCCCTCGCCACGCAGCCTGGGCATGAGCCACCGGGGCTCACGTCGCCAACGACCCTTGCCACACCAGTAGAAGTTCCAGAAACCACGGACCCAGTGCCGCTGTCTCTTGCTACCTTCGCCTGGCTCAGACATGTCGGCCTCAAGGGTGGGTGCTATGTAGTGCAGATGGGTAGCTCGCTTCTTGCTGATCTTAGTGGCCAGCCTCTCCATCTTTGACTGCTTGCCACGGTCTTCGATGAACCTCCCGGTGAGGGTTTCGATGGCGGCCATGTGCGAGAAGGACTGCTCGTCTCTTGTGATCTCTCGCTTGGGCGAGTTCAGATAGAGCATGGTGTTGAGAGCAATGCGCATCATCTTCACCGTGTTCTTTGCGTTCTCCATCTTCATGGACTCAACCGAACGAGGGGGCAGGCCCTCTGGCATATAGCTCGGGGTGTTGGTCAGCTCCGCCAGTTCACGGAACTTATTCCTATTGTCCTGCTCGCGCATGCGATGCCTGGCTTCCCGCAGAGCGATGCCTCGCTCCTCCGAAAGGTCAGACCCGTCCTCGTACATATATGGTGCAGTTGTCGCCAAGCTCTCTCTAAGCATGGCATCAAGGGCGCGCTCCGCACTACCCTCACAGCTTATCTCATCAAAGCTCATGGCGACGTAAGAGCAAGCGTCATCATCAGGTGCAACCGAATGCTTGTTGGCCTCACCGCAGGCAAAGACAGTAAAGCCGGGGCCCCTGCCATGGGTTATGATTCGAAAGACATACAGACCCATAACGTCATGGTAGCCCGTGCGCCTCCCGCCCCATATCCGCATCGTGCCTCTCGGCAGGGCGATATAGAAACCGTCGTACGGTAGCTTGATATCGTCAGACTGCACGTTCTTCAGGCTGGTGTTGGTGAACATGTCGATCAAGTTCTCACCAAGACTGAATGACTGACAGCCAGACTTAATGTAGCTGTGCATCCCCTTGTGAAAGATTGAGCCAATCTCCTCAACCCTCTCACCGGCAAGCGTCATCGACACGTAGCTGTCAGACCTGTCGATGGCTAGACGAATGTATTCCGCAGCTATGCTGGGGGATGGCCTAAATCCAAAGACCGCATCAGATACATTGTCACGCCAGACTTCAAAATGAATACGTGGTTTTTCCATAGTGTTTCTCCTCATCAGCTGTGTCGCTGTATATATACAAGAGGGGCAGCCCGACCAGAATCTGGCAAACTTTCTTTCCCTATTCTAAAATTTCCCACTCATCCTCACTCACAGTCACACCCAAGACGGGGTGTGTTTGCATAGGCTTGGGCTCCTCCTTAGCTGGTACTAAGTAGGCACCCATGGCCACAGCAAGCTCGATGTCTCCATCGAGTATCAATTTGATACTCGGCGCAGCATCTAGGTAGTCACTCATCCTTGACTGCTGAAGCCTATCAGCAGCGAGCCGGAACGTATGAATGACTGGCTCATTATCTAACAATCTACCAAGGGAGAGATGTATAAGGCCTGACATAGACAGGCCCAGTCGTTTTGCTGTTCGCTGCGCACGCTCCTCCATCTTTCTAGGCAGCTGCGCACTCACCGTCTTGAACCCCTTGCCCTTGCGCACCTTGGCTGGTGTGTCGGGCATAGGATCTTTCGTGTAGTCCTTGCCCTCGTATAGCCACCCCGCTATACGTTGGGCCTCCCTCTCATCAGGTACCTGAGCCCCCTGTACCAGGTACTCGAAGCGCACGGGACTCAGCCCACATTGCCTGGCTGCGCTATCGGGCAACACACCCCGCTCTTCCATGACAAAGAGCAGGCGTTGCCCGATAGCTTTAGCCAAGGGATTGGCGTCATTGGGTAGGTCGTGCTTACTCATCTCGTATGACTTTCTCTGCCCTCTTAATCACATCCTCTATGGTGCTGGTCTGAGCTGCGCCAGGCACGGTAAGGAAGAAGTGCATCTCAGCTATGATAGTGAGAAGCTCTTCAACCATACCGC